TGGGATTGTTTTAGTTATGATATAACAATTATACAAAAAGTATTATTAGGTGGCAGTATGTGTAAGTATATGTCACCAGAAAAGAAATGGCATAGAGGACATTATATGTGGACTATAGATAGTTGTGCATCATCTGAATTAGAAAGAGATGTATCTTTTGCTGAAACACCAAGTCAGCATAAATCTTTTAATATTATAGCATTAGAAAATGGTCACTTTGCCGCCCAACCAAATAACAGAGTCATATTTTATGACAAATCATTGTCACCTAGTAAATTAAAGTTTCCTGATTTTAAAGTTTCTACTGTAGAATATGAAGTAGAAGGTACACATAAATGGACTGCTGGTGATACAGATGATTGGCACTATGAATTAAAGGACCTTAAAAATGAGTAAAAGCGTATTAAATAAAGATGTAAGTTTAGATTCAACTAAACAACCAATGTTTTTTGGCAAAGATTTAGCAATACAAAGATATGACACATTTAAATATCCAGTGTTTGATAAGTTAAATCAAACACAATTAGGATATTTCTGGAGACCAGAAGAGGTATCTTTACAGAAAGATAGAAATGATTATCTAGATTTAACAGAAGGTCAGAAATTTATTTTTACATCAAACTTGAAGTATCAAACTATGTTAGATAGTGTGCAAGGTAGAGGACCATGTTTAGCATTTCTACCATTTGTTTCACTACCTGAAATAGAGGGTTGTATTGTAACTTGGGATTTTATGGAGACCATACATTCTAGGAGTTATACATACATTATAAAGAACTTGTATTCAAATCCTAGTGATGTTTTCAATACAATTATAGATGATGAAAAAATAAAAAGAAGAGCAGAATCAGTAACTAAAACATATGATGATTTAATAGAATTAGGATATACTTGGACATTATCACCTAATCAAGTCGATATGTATGAGTTAAAGAAGAGATTATGGTTAGCATTAGTAACTGTTAACATACTTGAAGGTTTAAGATTTTATGTATCATTTGCATGTAGTTTTGCGTTTGGAGAATTAAAAAAGTTAGAAGGTTCAGCAAAGATAATATCATTTATTGCAAGAGATGAAAGTCAACATTTTGCAATGTCGCAACAAATTCTCAATATGTATAGAGAAAAAGAAAATGATAAAGTAATGAACCAAGTTATAAAAGACACAGAACAAGAAGTTTATAAAATGTTTGATGATGCAGTAGCAGAGGAGAAAAGATGGGCAACATATCTATTTTCACAAGGCAGTATGATTGGGTTGTCAGAAAAATTGTTACACCAGTTTGTAGAACACATGGCAAACCGAAGGATGAAAGCGATACGACTAACGCCGAAGTACGACCAAAAGTCAAACCCTTTACCATGGATAACACATTGGTTAAGTAGTAGAGGATTACAGAACGCACCACAAGAAACAGAGATAGAATCATATGTTATTGGAGGTATAAAACAAGATGTTAAAAAAGACCAGTTTAAGAAGTTTAAGTTATGATTAAAACACATAAATGTAGTAATTGTAATACAGAAATGAGAATTGGATGGGATGAAACCAGAGATATTCTTCCTATTCTATGTCCCTTTTGTGGACATGAATTTGATGAAGAGGACATTCCTCCTACAGAAGAGGAGTTAAATGATGAGGATAATTGGGATTGATTATTCGTTAAATAGTCCTGGAGTATGTATTGCTGAAAATCAAAACAAAACTGAAATAAAAGATTGCACATTTCATTTTTTGTCTTCAGTAAAAAAGTATCAAGGAAAGGTTGCGAAAAAAGTACACGGTTACGAATACCCTAAATACTATAGTGATAACATTCAAAGATTTAGTTTAATAGGTGATTGGGTGTTAAGTTTATTTAATAATAAACACACAAGGATTTTTATAGAAGGTTATTCATATGGTTCTAGAGGACAAGGTTTATTTCAAATTGCAGAAAATTGCGGTATACTGAAATATAAATTCTTAAATCAACATCATATAAATTATTCTAATATAGTACCTAGTGTTGTTAAGAAAAGAGCAACTGGTAAAGGTAATGCCAGTAAAGAACAAATGTATGAACAATTTATGAAAGACGGTGGACAAGATTTAGTATCTGAATTGGGTATGAATAAATTATCTAATCCTGTTACAGACATTGTTGATTCATATTACATAATGAGGACAGGAAATGAAGATAGCAATTGTAACTAGTTTCAATAAAAAACTTTACGAATATTACGCACATAGATTTTTAAAATCCTACAATTGGCCATTCGACTTAATAGTATACCATGAAGGTTGGGTGCCTGAAGATTTTCCAATTAGAGATAATATTTTCTATAGAAATATTTGGGAAGGTAAAGTTGGTAACAAGTTAAGAAAATTTCAATCAAGAATGAGTGAACTCAATGTTGATAGTGTAGAAAAAGATAGACCCGATAAAATAATTCACGGAACAAATTACAAAAAAGATGCAATAAGATTTAGTTATAAAGTATTTGCAAAATGTGATGCCATGTTAGCACCAAGACATCCATATGATTATGTTTTTTGGATAGATGCAGATGTAGTTTTCAAAAAGACAATAACTGCTAAAGAAGTTGTAGATAAATTTTTACCTGGTGAATATGCAATATCATTTATAGACAGACCAACTTATTATAGTGAGTGTGGTTTTGTAGGATATAATTTACGAAACCATGAAACTAGATTATTTGTATCAAGATTTGAAGACATCTACACAAATTTAAATCTTGTCAAAGAAGATGAGTGGCACGATAGTTATTTATTTGATGTTGTTAGAAAAAAATATTTAAAGAATGTACCTCAATTTAATTTATCACCTACAATTAGAAGAGTCGGTAATCCTTGGCCAGATACGCCAATGGCAGAATATATGGACCATCTAAAAGGTAAAGCAAGAAAAGATGCAGGAGAAATGTTACCATGAAAGCAGGAAAAATATGGGGACAAACAGAACTTATTCACGCAAACGGAGTTCTTGAGTTTCATAGAATAGAATTTAAAAAAGATATATCATGTTCTAAACATAAACATAAGTTTAAATGGAATGGGTTCTTTTGTGAATCTGGTAAAATGATTGTAAGAGTTTGGAAGAATGATTATGATTTGGTAGATGAAACAATATTAGGACCTGGTGATTTTACACAAGTAAAACCAAATGAGTATCATCAGTTCATAGGTTTAGAAGATGGTGTAGCATTTGAATTATATTGGGCAGAGTTTGACCATGGTGATATTGAAAGAGAAACAGTAGGGAGTGTTGTTAATGAAAGTAAGTAAACCAGTATTCTCACAATCAGATGTTGCGTTACTTAAAGAAATGATTGTATTTTTAGTACAATCACAAGACGACATAACAATACCAAAAGAGAAGAAAGCAGAACTAGAAACACTTTATCATAGATTGCACAGGTTTACAAAATGATTAATGTATTCATAGGTTATGATACAAAAGAAAAAGTTGCACATAGTGTATTAACACATAGTATTTTAAAACACAGTACAAAACCTGTTGCTATAACACCTATCTATTTAGAAAATATCAAAGACGATTTTATTAGAGAAAGAAATGCTTTGTCTAGTACAGAGTTTTCTTTTAGTAGATTTATAACACCACACTTAATGAACTATCAAGGTTGGGCATTGTTTATGGATTGTGATATGTTAATGAAGGCAGACATAAACGAACTGTGGCGATTAAGAGATGATAGATACGCTGTGCAAGTTTGCAAACACGATTACACACCAAAGAGTAAAGTTAAATTTTTAAATCAAAACAAACAGTTTATCCTAAAAAGAACTGGTCTAGTTTTATGTTAATGAATTGCAAGAAGTGTACCCCATTAACTCCTAACTATGTGAATAGAGCATCAGGTTTAGAGTTACATCAATTCAAATGGTTAGAGAGTGATAAACTCATAGGTGATTTACCATTAGAATGGAACTGGTTAGCAGGAGAGTATGAATATAAAGAAGATGTAAAGAATATACATTTCACAGAAGGCGGTCCTTGGTTTTCTGAATTTGAAGAAGTAGACTATTCAGATGAATGGTTTACACATTATAGTGAAGCAACCCAAATAGATATGGATTAAAATGTCAATAGATAGGTATTTTTTTAGAACAGTATGTAGAACTTTGAAGAATTTGCAAAGTGATAAAAGATTGACTGTTGCAACACTAGGTTATCCTGATTTACTCGTTACAGAAACTATGTTTAAAAATCAAGGCATAGATACAAGTAAATTAGAAGTTAGAGAAAAATTTGTTAATACTAGTTTGCATAAAAAGTTACGAGCAAAACTAGAAGAAGATGGTACAAAACAACTATACACAGCAGAAAGTTTCTTTAATTACTTTAATATGGATATAGATGTATTTGATGTGTATTCTCATTTAGGTGTTGAGTTAATATTAGATTTAAATGAACCTGTGCCAATAGATTATAAACCAAACTATGATTTAATTTTAGATGTAGGAACTTTAGAACATTGTTTTAATGTAGGTCAAGCATTTAAAAATATTATGCAAATGACTAAAATGAATGGTACGATTTTTATGGCAGCACCAGCATCAAAGATAAATCATGGTTTTTGGAACTTTAACCCTACTGCATACACAGATATATTTCATCAAAATGGGTGGGTAATAAGTGACTTGATAGGTGTTAAGGGTACAACGAGAGATATAGGTGAACTTGTAGAGCATAACTTAGATTACTTTATACCTGACCCAGAGAATAGAAAGATGTACCCTAACAAACCTGAAGAAGTAATTATAATGTGCATTGCTAAAAAAATAAAACAACAAGAGTTTCAATATCCTCTACAGATGAAGTACGCAGGTGATAGAAAAGATAAGACATTATACATTAATTTGCAAAAAATGTATGAGAAGACAAAAAAGACAACAATATTAGATGGTGAGAGGACAGATGAGTATGATGCGTGATTTGTGTATTTACTATGCAACGACTGTAAAGTATGGTTTTAAAATGGAGTTAATGAAAGCATTTGGTGAACCTATATCTAAAGATGGCATTCATGTAATAAATCATAAGGGTGCAGAAGGTTTTGATGTTAAAAATACCTCTCATGCTTTGATATTCAATTATCAAAGAGTTGCACCTGGTCAAGAAAAGTTAAAAGAGAGATTACAATTAAGAGTTAATGTTTGGAACAAATACAAAGAGAGTGGTAACATATGGATGTTTGATAATGATGTATTAAATGGTATAGACTCTCACTTAAATCATAATTACGAATACGATATAAAGAATTCATTCGTTAGAGTTGCATATGGAGATATCTATCCTGGTAAGGCAAAATACTTCAATGACAAATGCCCTTCAGATAGATGGGAAAGAATGAAAAAAATAAAAAGAATAGACCTGAAAGATTATAATTTAAAAGGCGAACACATATATATTTGTTGCAATAGAGGTTCAAGTGGGTACTCTGGTTTAGGTGTCAATGCTGCTCAATGGGCAATAGATACTGTAGATGAGTTAAGAAAACATACAGATAGACCTATAATTATACGACAACACTCCTCGAGGTCTTACATAGAACATAAGTCAGATTATCAAAGACTGAAAGAATATTCTGAAACTTCTAAAAATGTTTCAATACATTCACCACTAGACCATTATCCTGGGTTAGTAGGTGAGATACGAAAGGCATTTGCAGTTGTCATATTTACATCTACTGCTGGAGGTCCTGCAATCATAGAAGGTAAACCATTATTCATAACAAATCCCAATTGTTATTTTTTACCTATGAAGGCAGGTGAACTATCTGATATAGAACAACCCAATATAAGTATCAATAGACAACAATTTTTAAATAACTTAGGTTACTCTCATTGGCGATTACCAGATTTAGAGAGTGGTGAATATTGGGAAAGGATAAAAGATGTCATATAGATGTGTTGATTGGTCATTATTAAAAGCAGATGAAAGAGAAAGAAATGGTAAAAATGCAGTAGACCCATACATTCATAGTTTTTCTCAAGGTTGTCTAGGTAAATATATGAATGATGATGATTTCGATATTGACGATAAAACACCTTGTGTGTTTCGTGGTTTAGGCAAGTCACCTCTGATATGGGATTGTATAGAAAATAACATTGACTATCTGTATATAGATACAGGTTATTTTGGTAATCAAATTACAAAGATATGGCATAGAATAGCATATAATAACTTACAAACTTTAAATCATTTATCTAAAGAAGAGATTGAAGATAGATTGAGAACAGAGTTTCATGCACACGAAATTGAAAATGTATTTGATTTCAGAAGAGATGTTATAAGATGGGATTTAAAAGAAAGAGAATATCACGATAAGAAAAAAATATTGATAGTACCACCTAGTCAAAAAGTTTTCAATCACTTTGGCGGAGTAGCACACACATACACAAAAAAATTAATTAAGAAAATTAAAAAATTGACAGATAGAGAAGTAGAAGTGAGAAAGAAGTTATCTAGAACAGAAAGAAATAACTATTCTTTACAAGACCAATTAAGAAAAGGTAAATATCATTGTATTGTAACATACAATAGTATAGCATCATTAGAGTCAATAACTGTGGGTGTACCTGCTATTGTATTAGGACCTAATGCAGGTGGTTATTTAAGTGAAACAAATCTTGAGAATATAGAAAAACCTTATTGGGCAGGTGCAGAAAAGATATTTAATCACATAGATTATTTAAAGTGGTGTCAGTTTACAGGTGAAGAAATGAAAACTGATTATGCTCACAGAATTATAAAATGTCTACAAGGTGATGTTAAACCTTATAGAGAAAAAATAGCAGAGGAATATAATGATTAAATTTTTCAATCATTCATCATTTTTATTAGATAACATTTTAGTAGACCCTTGGACTAAAGGTAGTATCTTTTTAAATGGTTGGAATTTACTAAAAGAGTTTGATAAAGAGATTAGTCAGTATGGGTATGATTGGATTTATATATCACACGAACACCCAGACCATTTTAACATACCTTTTTTAGAAAGTATATCTGACCCAGAAATGAAAACAATTATTTTTCATAAAACATTAGATAGAAAAGTAGTAAGTTTTGTTAAGCGTTTAGGTTTTAAAGTTTTAGAAGTAGAGAATAATAGATATTATGAATTGACAACGGGCAGAATTAAAGTACAATCAAATGGGTTTGATAGTTTCTTTGTGTATGAACATAATAATGGTAAAACTTTAGTTAATATGAATGACTATCAAGTTAGAGATGAATCTGAATTGACAAAATTACAACTAAAAAAAGTTGATGTTCTGTTATCGCAATTTACTTATGCAAATTGGGCAGGCAATAAAGGTGATGTAAATATGCCTAAAAAGGCACAATCAATAATTTATGATAGACTAAAGATGCAATTAAAAGTATTTAAACCTGAAACTTGGGTACCATTTGCTTCTTACATATATTACTCACACGAAGAAAACTTTTATATGAATGAGTATGTGCCACCTTTAACAGATATAAAAAGATTTGCAGATGTAAATAAAGTCGAATGTGTATTTCCTGTGCCTGAAACTTTTATTCATTCAAGAATGTCTGAAAATGGTTTACAATATTGGTCTACAATGAGAAAGATTATAAAACCATTACATAAAAACAATACTATTAAAAAAGAAAAAGTTATTAAATCATTTAGTAGTATGTGTGAGGAGTTACATAATAAAAATGATATGACATTATTTGACGCAGAAGAAACTTACATAAAAGTTACAGATTGGAATACAGTAATAAAATATGATATAAAAAATAAAACATTTGAAGAAGTATCTCAATTAGAAAATGATATCTC